CAAATACCGAGCCGAACGGCGACCGCCGTGATTCCTTTGTTGACCCAGAATCCGTCGCATCCGCCTGTGGCTGATGAACCTTTGAACGGGTACTCCGGTACCGCTCCAAAGCCCGGCACTTCTTTGTATTTGTGAGGGTAGTGTACGCTCGTGTCGGTGACTTCGTCGTACTCCACGCCTGTTGCCGAGTAGCCGTCGGCTGTGAGGCTGTAGGCGTAATTCTTGGAAACCTTGAGGACTCCGTTCACGCAGATTGTGTACGGGTCTCTCTGCCACTGCTGCCATGATCCGAGGACGATGGAGTGCAGAATTTTGTTCAGGCTCTTGCCGTCGCTGGTACCGTAGAACTGTCCGCCGCCGATGACCGCATTTGCTTTCACGCCCATTGTCGGCGTGAGGCTGGAATCGTAGCCGCTCATGTTTCCGTTACCGTAGACCTCCTGCGTGTTGGTGTTCTTGCCCCACATGATCAGCAAGTCCTGCAGGGTCTCCATGATGGGACCGCCGAAGAACTTAGCCCTTGCTCCGAATGCGTCAATGGCAGTTTTCTCGGCTGCGGTTGCGTTGCTGTAGCACGGCTGGTTTCCTGAAATGCATTTCATTGTTCCGTCGATGATCGAGCCGTAGAACATCGGCAGCCATACGCCTTCCAATTCATTGTTGTCCGAATCAATGAAGCCTACCGCCTCGAATCCGTCACGGGGACTCATGGAGAATTTGACCACCCTGTCGTCGCCCTGCATGTATGCCTGCTTGTAAATCTTAGGCAGCCACGAGAACGCTCCGCCTGCGTAGCCGGAATTGGAAACGTCGGAATCTGTACCGTCTTCCTTCTTGGTGTAGTCGTTTTCGTCCAGACGGTAGTCCGGGTTGCCGTCGCTCTTTACCATGTACGGCTTGTTGCCTGCAATGAGTGGGAAGTCTGCCCAGTCTCCTAAACTGTAGCCACCGCCCTTGGTCACTGTGATCGGCGTGAAGTTTTTGTTCAGACCGATGTACTCGATTCTGTTTCCTGATGCCAGCGTGGCGTTGTGTTCAATGAATCCGTAGATTCCGTCAGCCGCCAGGATGTTGTAGCACTTGTCCAGCGTCGCTTTGTCCGCTATGAATGTCTTGTTGCTCATTCTTCTACCTCCTCATAAAAAAGTAATCCGTTTTCGACTCCTAATCTGTACTTGTCCCCGGTGCTTTCGTCGTAGCAGTAGACGCTGTTCGGGGCTTCGATGGTTACCTCGGATGCGTTCGCCACCTCGGTCAGGAATTCGATTGTGATGGTGGAAGGGAGCAGGTCGTTGTATGAAGGCATGTAGTCCCACTGATCTGCCACCCCTGTTGCGATGGCGTATAAGATTTCGCCTTCGTCCGGGTCCTTTGCAAAAAGTCCGACCTCTTTGACGTAGTAGCCCTGCTTGAGGACGGTTCCGCCTGTCGGGTTGTTCGTGATGATGAACTTCACGTAGACGTTCGTCTGGTTCTGAACCTTGACCGTGTTCAGACTGAATTCCTGCATCTGGGTCTTCAGCTTGGTCGCTGCGGAGAGGTCTTCCTTGTCTCCCCATGCACCGCTGCCAGTTGCCGCCTTGGTGAGTGAAATCGTGCATTTCCCTGCCTGTGCTTTTGCCAGGAGAGCGATTCCCTTTTTGGTCAGGACGGCTTCGTTAAAAATACCAGCCATGGCTTTATTCCTCCTTTGATGTTATGTGGATGTATGGATTTGACACGGCACCGACCGCCTGCTTTGGCGTTCCGGCTGCCCCTGCGCCTGCACTCTGGTTGCCATTCAGAATGGCTACCCTCGGAGACGATACCGTGGCGACCGCCGCTTTTGGAATCCCTGCAAGCGACCGTGATGCCGGAGCCGTGTTGTTCCCTATCAATTCGTGGGGCTGACCCTTTGCCATTGCCCCTGCGTAGTCTGCGCTGGTTGTGGAGCTGTTGCTCCCCTCCCAGTTGTTCGTGATGCCTGTCTTTGGAACTGACCGCACCCCTGCGGCATGGTACTCTGTCCCTGAAGGCGAGCGGCTTCTCTCCTCACGGTTGTTTGTGACCGCTTCGTCCGGGCTTGAAATCACGCCCGATGCCGCCGTGTCTTTCCGCTGGATTTTGTTCTCCAGCACCTCGTGATTGAGGACTGGAATGTCCGGGGAGGAGATTGTGCCGGATGCCGTGTATTCATGCATCCCCATCTCCCTCTCTATCAGAATCCTGCGGATGTGGCTTCTTTCGTTTTTTACCCTCTCGATGACCGTCATGAAATATTCCACGATGTCTTCGGTCATCCTTGCACTGGTCACGATATCGAAGTAGCCGGGTGTCTTTTCGCCCTCTGTGAAATTGAACCACTCGACCGCCTCTCCAACTCCGAATACGACGGCTATCATTTCAGAGACCGCCGACGGCGTTCCGGCTTTGGTGTGCCAGACCAGCGTGTATTTGATGATTTTCCGCTTGACCTCTATGTCCATTCCCTGGGTGTAGTAAGGGCTTCTAAGCTCGACCGCCAGCACGTCGAGGATTTGCTCCGGGAGGCTGTCGATGAAGTTCTGGGTCATCGTTCCCCTCTCGTATTTGAGCAACATTTCGACGGCGCATTTCAGAGCGTGGGACAGGCACACCATGTCGGTGTCGTTCTTCAGCTGTGAAGGGAGGAGGTCGAGCAGTTCGCCGTCTGAAAGTTTAATCATTTTCTATCCCTCCGTATGTGATCGTCTGCTCGCCTACCCTTGCCACGCTCCCGGTCGGCACCTCCGTGAATACCGGGCTTGAAATCTCCACCCTCTTTGCGCCTGCCTCTACCAGCATCTGGGTTAAGACGGACGGGTTGATGTCCCTGCCTATCGTCCCGGTCTGCCATGTGATGTAATTTGCCACCGCCTGAAGGACTGCAGTCTGAATGGATACCGCTTTGTCGGTGTCGCTTTTGTTGATGTAGTAGCTCAGGTTAATGTCGAAGGTCTGCGCTGTTGGTGCGAGGACTGTCAGGTGGTCTGTCAGCGGTCTTATCTTGTCATCGTCGAGGTAATCCTGAACCTCTGCGATGAGGCTTGCCGTCGGCAGGTCGGTGTTCGCCAGCAAGAACCGCACCTCTACCTCGCAGGCTTTCGGGCTGCTTACTTCCACGTCCCCGATGGAGGATGAGTAGCTCTTCGTGTGGTACTTGTATGCGTCTCTGGGTCCTGCCACCGAGTATCCTGAAGGGGCGAGGTAGATTCGCTCTGCGAAGTCTTCATCAGATTCAATCTCCGAGCCTCCGCTGGTGGTGGTCGTGTTCGTCACGCTTGCCACGTATGCGACCGGGTCTACCAGAATGTTCAAAGCCCCGGCTATCAGTCCGTTGCCGGATTCTCCATCGTCGGTGCAGGTTGCTGCCACGTCCACGGTGGTCTGTCCGATCGGGATTTCTGCGGTTTCGTCTGTTGCGAAGTACAAATCATCGCCGTTCGTTACCCTTGTGCCTGCAGGAATGGTCACGGCTGATTTCTGCACGGCGGAAAGCGTGAAGCGTACCGTTGTCACGGCTGGTGTTGCCTCCAGCCTTGTTACGCCCCGGTTCGCTCCGAGGTTATCCAAAAAATCGCCGTATGCGTATTTCAGCAAATCCATTTTTCCTGCCATGTCGATGTGGAGGAGCATTTGGTATAAAAGGACGGAGCAGGCGTAAAGTTTCAAAGTCTCCGGGTCTGCCCTGCGGAGCTTCAGCGTCTTTCCTGTCAGCTCTGCGTATTTCTCCTGATATGCCTCCACCATTGTGGTCTGAATGTCATCGAGTGTCTTGCTCTCTATGAAGCTGACCTCTGGGAGGTTTAAAATTTCTTTTATCATTCCTCATCATCTCCTTCCTCGTATTCGTCGTTGGCTTCGACGTAAACCGCCACGCTCAGGACTCCGCCCTCGTATTCCCAGTCGATGTCCGCTATCCTGATTTCCGGCATGAATTCGAGGACTTTGTCATCGAGTTCGGCTGCGAAGTCGTTCATGCAAATCTCCGGCGGCTTATCTACGATTTCCACATCAATCCCGAATCCACGGCTGCCCGGAATGGTGCAGGTGATTGACGCCATCAGGGAGCGGAGGTTCGTGTCGATTCTCTCGAAGTCTGACAGGCCATCCATGTTTACGGTTTTGATGTTGTTGGTAAATGTTCCAGCCATGCCGTCCCTCCTATCTGTATTCTCCGAATGTGATTGATGCGGTCGCTCTTACAAGCTCTCCCTGGTTCCATATCTCATTCCAGTTTTCCGTTCCGCTTGCGAGGTAGAATTTGTTTTTTGCCACCTTTTTGCCGCCCACGTAGAAGTAGGCGACCGTTCCCTTTTTCGCTGCGGATCTGAATAATTTCATTGTTGCTCTGGGCTTTACTCCGAGTTCGGCATCGAGGATAACTTCCAGGGTGATCTCATCCATGTTCGGTCCCTGAAATTCCATCTTTGGTCTTTTGCCGATGATGCTGTGGCTTGCCCATCGCCCGGAGTATGTCCTTTTCATTTTCTGAAAGGAGAAGACCTGATCAGAATTGACTTTGAATGTGATCCCTCCCCAGCTTGCTATCGCTGCCATCTATTTCGCCTCCTTAGTTCGGGGTGGATGTCGTTCCGCCTACCGAGTCGGTGTGCTTGTGGTCTTTGAGCGACTTGCCCCCGGCTTTCACATCCCCCTTTGTGGTGGTGATGTTTCCTCCGGCTGTGATGTTTCCGTCCGTGGTGACCGCCCCCTCCAGCACGAGCTTGTCTGCGTGGATTGTGAGCGTTCCGCCGTCGTACTCCATGTATGCCTGCCCGAATGTCTCACCCATTTCCTTGCGGAAGGTTGAATCCGGGGCTGGCGGAGTGTTCTGGGAGTTCCAGTAGCGTCCCATCATAACCCCTGCAGCCGCTCCGTTGGAAAGGTGCAGGACGAGAACCTCTGCGCCGATTGGCGGCATCTTGTATTCGTCCGTGAAGGAGAACACCGGGATTTCCGCCGTCACGCTGTCGTCTCTGTCGGGGTATGTGACACGGATTGTTCCGCCGGACGTATTGACCGAGGACACTCTTCCTATCCGTATCAGCTTTTCGCTGCTATCTGCCATCTTGTCTTGCCTCCTTACTCGAATGTTCCATCATCCACCCAGCCGTAGACATTCGAGGTGGAGTCGGTGTGTATCAAGTGCCACGGGTGCGCCTTGCCTGAGCCATTGGCGATGGTTATCTTTGCCTTTCCTGCCCTTGCGTTGTACCCCTTTGCACCTGAGTAGCTGCTCACGTAATGTGTGCCGCCTTTGAAGTTTACGATGTCCCCCACCTTGTAGCTCTTGGTGGAAGTCGTAGCCGCCGCCGTTGTGGTTTTCTGTTTGTATGCGACCGCTTTTTTCTGTACCTTGTGGGCTTCTATCTTTTGGCTGGTGGCGGAACCCCCCAGCGTCCATGTGACTTTGTCCACGAAGTATTTCCCCTTTAGCTTTCCGAAGTCTGCGCCCAGGGTAATGCATACGCCTGCGCAGATTTTCGGGTTCGGGAAGATTCCTCCTGAAATCGTGGTTGCGCTCCGATTCGATTTGTTGACCTGAGCCGCTCCCTTGATCAGAGCCTCCGCCTCGCTGGAGCAGGTTTCATTGACTTTCAGAACCCTGCTGCCCTTGGCGTTTTCCGCCTTAAGTCCTACAAAGACGGAGATTTCATCCTTGCCATCGGCTGGCTTGTAGGAAACCCTCGCCCCGGTGTAGGTGCCGTAGATGCTGTCGGTTATTGAGGGTCCGCCCTCCTCGAAATCCTTCAGGTTGAGGGTGGCGACGGAGGCTTTGTTCTCCAGCGTCGTCTGGTCGTAGACCACGATTTTGTTTTTGTAAATTTTCATTGCGAGACCGTAATCCTCGCACAATTTGGATAAAAAGGAGCAGTCGTCGTTGCTTTGCTCCAGCTTGTCTATGGTGTAGCTCGTGGCACTGTATGCCAATTTTAAGCCGTACCGACTGCAAATCTCCGTTGCGATTCCCTTGATGGTGATCTTCTCCCACGTCTTGTCTCGCTCCCTGGTGCGGAAGGATTCAGCCGCAGGCTGTGAGATGCAGGAGAAGTCTGCGGTCTTGGGTCCGAAACTGAACTTGATGTCGTCCATCGTGAAAGAGCCGCAGGAGAGTTTCTTGTCTTTTCCGTTGTTGTTCCAGTTCAAAAATTTAATGCTGCCACTGACCGTGTTGCCCTTGGTCGGGTACCATTGGTTCAGCCACTTGCCGTCGATGTTGTGGAGGGTGATGGAGAGCGTGTCGCTGCTCCCGGACGCTACGTCGGTGTAGGTCACGCTCTGCAGGTAGTCCTTCAGGGTGGTGTCCACCTTTTTGCCGCTGAATGTAAGCGACGGCTTTGCCTTCCGTCCGATGTTCTTATCACTCATCTGCATCCTCCTCCGTTTCCTCATCATCGTCTGACCGCCAGTATGGTGCGTCTTCGTCCGGCTCTTCCGGGAGTTCGGGAACGGTCAGCACCGTTCCTGAACTGAATACCAGCGTGTCTATGTGTGGGTAGTTGGCTTGGACGAGGTATCTCATGTACTTTTCATCGCCGTACAGTTTGTAGGCTATCAAGTCCCAGGTGTCGCCCTGGATTGTGGTGTATGTGCTTGCCATCTCCTAGCCTCCTTTATGCGAATCCTACCCTGCCATTGTTCCGCACCCATTCGTTCGCCATCTGTTCAAATTCTGCCTGGCTCATCTTGTTTGCCGTCTCCAGCGTTTCCTGATCAGCGTTTCCTTCGATGACGTAGGTCGGGTTGAAGTTGAAGGTCGGGCTGGTTGTCGTTGTGGTTGTCGTGTTGTTATTGGTCGTTCCACCGAGGCTGTCGATGGTCTCCCCAATCACGCCGCTCCTATTGCCTGTCGGTGCGCTCATGTCACGCATCTGCTGACTCTGGTCTTGGACTGGCTGGGTCATTGCAGTTGCCGCCGTAGCCACGTCGCTTGTCCGGCTCTCCATTCCGAGTGAGAGACCCTCAGCCGTGTACTGCCCGGATTCCATCATCAGCCGTGACGGCGAGTGAATCTGAAGGGCTGCGTTGACTGCGGTCGCTGCGGTCTGGGCGATGCTCTTTGCGGTTTGCTCCACCTGACTCTTCATGGAGTTCATTCCATTCAGAAATCCCTGCATCATGTTCCGCCCGGAACTTGTGAGGTCTATGCTGAATGCGGAGCGGATTCCGCTTGCCGTGGTGGTTGCCACGAGGACTATCTGCGTTCCTGCCTGCCTGATCACTGCCACCATGAGGGTGGTCTGTGTCCGGGTGGTTGTCTGAGCCTGATTCATCGTCTGGTTGATTCCCTGGGCGTATGTCTTGAACGCCACCACCCCTGTCGTGGCTGTGAGTGCCAGCGTGGTGAGTGCGCTTGCCATCGTCCGGGATGCAGAGACGCTTGTGGTCATTCCTGTTGCCAGTTTCGTGGACGCATTTCCTGCCTGCGTCATCGGTGCGACGATCCTCTGCAGGGAGGCTGTCATTGGTGTGACCGCTGTCCCGAATTGCAGGAACGCTGCGGTCGCCAGCCTTGTGGAAGTTCCGAGGAGTATTGCCTGGGTTCTGAAGGTTGCGATGCTGGTGTTGATTGCCAGCATTTCCACCATTACCAAAGCGAGAGCCGCTGCCATCGCCACGAGCGTCACGTCGGTTGCCGTAATGGCTACCGCAAGTGCAGCCACCGCCACCGTTCCTGCCACGACCGCCGCTGCGAATGGTACGATTGCCACGGTGACTGGTGCGAAGGCTGTAGCCAGTGAAGCCATGGAGGCTATCATTCCCAAGCCGAAGCCCTTCATCTCTTTTAATCCTGACGCCGCTGTCGACGCTGATTCTGCGATGATTGCTATGGATGCCGCCACCGCTACCATTTCCACGGCGAGTGGTGCGAATGCCACATCTGCGGCTACGGCTGCGATTGCCAATGCCGCAAATCCTACGGCTGCGGCTGCAGCTCCTACCCCGGATGCCACCGCTCCGGCTGCGAATACGACCATTGCCGCTCCGAGTTCCGCTATTGCTATTGCCCCGGACGCTCCGTATTCTGAAAGCGTCGGGAGAGCTGCGCTAATGATCAGCAGGGCTGCACTTCCTAAAATTGCCGCCGCCGAAACCACGAGGAGTGCCGCTCCGAGAGCCGCCGTTGCCGCTGCCCCTGCTAAGAGGAGCGGAGCTAAAGCCCCGGCAGCCGCTCCAAATGCGATTATTACCACGAGGAGTGCTGCCAGCGTCACGATTGCTGGTGCGCCTGCGGCTGACAGTTGGATTGCCGTGTTGGCGAGGAGTGCCATCGCTGTTGCCGACAGCAGAAGTCCTGCGCCCAGGAGGAGCATTCCTGCGCCGCCTGAAACGAGCATTGGACCCAGCAGAGCCGCCACCGCCATAAACGCCATAAGCCCTACCGCCATGGCTGCGAACATCACGATTGCGCCTGTCCCTGCGGTGGTGAGCTGAATTGCCGTGTATGCCATGACCGCCATTCCTGCGGCTGCTATCAGAATCGCCACTCCAAATGCCAGCAGTCCGGGTGCGGCTGTTGCCAGCTGCGTTCCGAATGCCCCGGCTATCGCCATGATTCCTGCCATGCCTCCGACCATAAGGGTGAGGGCTGCAAAGGCGAGGGGTCCTGCCTGTGAAATCTGGACGGCTGCGTAGCTCATGAGAGCCATTCCGGCAGCCGCCATCAGGATCGCCGCTCCGAATGCTATCAGCCCTTGCTGGCTCGACTGCAGCTGGGGTCCTACCTTTGCCGCTACGACCATGAGGGCTACCAAGCCTCCAGCCATCAAGGTGAGGGCTACCGCCGCTCCGGGTCCTGCGCTGGAGATTTCCTTTGCCGCATTTACGAGCAGCCAGATTCCTGCGGCTGCCAGTGCCAAGCCTGCGCCTACGCCGAGGATGTTCTTTGCCACCGACGACATGCTTTTGCCTGCACTTGTGATTCCCTTTGCCGCCGACGGTACCGCCTTGCCTGCACTCTTGAATGATGTCACAAATCCTTTGATTGTTCCTCCGATTCCGTCGAGGACTGCGAATCCTGCGACTATCCCCGGAAGGAGTGCGATTATCTTTTTGAATGGCTCGACCTCATCATCGCCCAGGTAATCGGTGTAATTCTTCAGGGCGTTCTTTGCCTCGGTCATGAGGTAGCTGATCGCCTCTCCGGCTGCGTCTTTCAGTTCCGGGAGATTGTCGAGCATTCCTTTGGCAAATTCCACCATGAGGTGCGCCCCTGTGGTCATCACTTTCGGTCCCAGCTTGATCAGGACTCGGATGATGGCTGTCCCCAGCCTTGCGAGGGAACTTCCTATCTCTGTGGAGTTGCCGTCTATTCCGTCTATCAGACTTTCTGCGATTGTTGCGGCTGCGTCGATGAAGTCCGGGGCTTTGTCGGCTATCTGGACGATTCCGTCTGCGAGGACGTCTCCGATTGCCGATGCCAGTCCCTCGAAGCCTCCGCTGTCGAGAGCGTCTTGTAATATTCCTAGTTGTTCATTTGCGTACTGGACGACTTCCCTGAACGGTGTCTGCATGTACTCGTAGATGGAAATGCCGAAGCCTTCCGCCGCACTTTTCAGGAGGGTTATGTCGCCCTCTAGGTTATCCAGTTTAATTGCCGCCATTTCCGCTGCGGCACCTGTCGAGTTCTCTATTGATTCTGTCAGGCTGTCCCAGTCACTTTCGCTGGTGTTCACGATTGCCAGCAAGCCGTTCATCGCCGACTGTCCGCCCAGCATGTAGGCGTAGTTTTCCTTTTCGGCATCTGAAAGGTTCGCAAAGGCTGACCGCATGTCCGTCAGGACATCCGCCAGCGGTCTCGCTGATCCGTCTGTGTTGTACATGGAAAGTCCCAGCTCTTCCATGGCTTTGGTTGCGTTTGAGTTCGTTCCACTCATTCGGGAGAAGGCTTTCGCCAGCATCGTTCCTGATTTCTCTCCCTTGATTCCGCTGTTCGCCATCGCTCCGAGTGCTACCGCCACATCCTTGGTCGAGTATCCGAGCGAGCCTGCGGCTGTTGCCACCTGCTTGAAGGATTCGCCCATCGTGGACACGTCGGTGTTACTGTTTCGGGCTGCCTGCGCCAGGTCATCCACGAATGCGTTCGTGTCTGAAGCAGAAAGCCCGAAGGCTGTCAGCGCATCGGTCACAATGTCGGAGGTTGTGGCGAGTTCCTCGCCTGTTGCCGCCGCAAGGTTCATGATGCCCTCGATACCGTCCAGCATATCCTGCGTTCCCCAGCCTGCCATTGCCATGTATTCCATTGCCTGCCCGGCTTCGGTTGCGGAGAAGGCGGTCGTTGACCCCATCTCTTTTGCCTTTGCTGTGAGTGCCTCGAATTCCTCCCCGGTCGCACTTGAAATGGATTGAACCGTTGACATCTGCGCTTCGAATTCCTTTCCCACGCTGACGGAGTAAGCCCCCACGGCTGCTATGGCGGTTCCGGCAGCCGCCAGTGTTGCTGCGGTTGCCTTTGCTGCCACGCCTACGCCCTTGAGCGCAAGGGTTCCGACTTTTCCTGAAACGCCCAGACCAGTAAGACCCGACTGTGCGCCCTTGATGGCGTTGCTAAAGCTGCCTTCGAGTTGTCCGGCTATTTTTATCGCTATCTCGTATTCACTTGCCACAGTCTCATCTCCTTTGCTTCTTTGCTCTTTCCTCTGCCTCTTTGTTCAGTTCCCTCAAATCGTCGCACAAATCGAGGAGGTCAAATAAACCCATGCTCTCGAAGTGTGCGTATCCCGAATTGAGGTTGATGGAAAGCGAGAGGCATAACTTCCGCAGGTCTTTTGCGTCTTCTAGTCTGATTCCGTGCCGTAGAAAAAACCTGTCACGGTGTTCTTGATCTTCATTGCGTCGTTCGGACGCAGTCTTTCATAAAATTCGATCGGGTACTTGGTGCAGTCCGCTGCGATGATGAGTGCGTAGTGGAGGCTGCTCTCCGGGAGGAGCTGCACGTCTCCGTCTGCAGTCAGCGTCTTGTTTGCCTTGATCATCGTCTTGGCTGTCACATCTTCCAATCCTGAGAAGTCAATCTCCGAGACCTTTTCGCCCTCGAAGTCGTAAGTTCTGCCAAGGGTGACGGTGAGGGCATTGCCCTCTGCCGCCTTTTCCTTTGCCTCACTAATGTTGGTTACTTTTGTATCTGCCATGCTCTTTTACCTCCATCAGATGTTTTTGCGGATTTTCGCCATGAGGTCTGTGCCGTTCACGACGTATTTGAAGTTCAGCTTGTCCAGTTCGAGGACGGTCGAATTGTTCACGACCACCTTGATGTAGAACGCTTCGATTTCGATTTCCGGCTCTCCCTTTTTGCCCTTGGCAAGAGTGCCGAGGGTGCTGGTGGTTGCCTTGCCTCTGAGGACGATCTTTACCGGGATGTCCTCGGTGTTGCCAGTCTTTCTGTCCTGGAACTGTTCAGACCCACGCAGGGTGAGTTCCAGAGCCTTGGTGGTGTCCACCAATTTGAAGACGTCCTCATGCAGGATTGCAAACGGGATTTTCGTCTTCGTTGAGCCGAAGTGTCCAGTTGCTGGTGCTTCGATTTCTCCAAGAACGCCAGCCGCCTCGATGGTCTCTGTGAGTGCCTCCAGCTCCGGGAGTTCCACTTCTCCCGAAACGCCCAGCAGTTTGCCTGAAAGGTAGACGTTGTAGGCGTTGATCAGTTCGGGTACCATGTTTCCAATGCTTGCCATCTTTATTCACCTCCTGTGAGTGCCGCCTGAAGCATATCGGTATCGTAGTTCAGGGTGTTGTTGATCGTCTCTGCAGGCGTGTACGGAGCGATGTGCTGTCTGAATGTGATTTTGCCTGCGAGGATGTCGGTTACCGGGTTGTCGTCTTCGAGGTACTCAATGCTTGCCCCTGCCCAGTGTGTCGGTGCGTAGGCTGCGCATCTGATGTTCTCGCTGTCGACGATGTTCTCGATGAGCTTGTAATTCATCGGGTCGTCCACCTTGTCAAAGTAGGTCAGGATGAACGTGTTCCCCTGCCAGTTGAACATCCGGCGGACGTTGATCCAGATGTCCTTTGCGTCGCCGCTGGAAGGGTACGCCCCGGTGTAGTTGCCCCAGAGCCTGAATCCGTTGATGTTGATTGCGGTTGCTACGCCGTAATCGTTCACGGTCGTTCCCTGATCCTGATCGAGTGTTACCTCGGTGCCGTCTGCGAGGCATGTGCCTGTGATGGCGAGGCTCTTATTCGACGGAGAGTTGCTCGGTACGTCTTCGTTGACCGCATCCGTGTATGCCATTCTTGCAGCGGCTACCGCCGAGCCTGCGAGGATGATTTCGCCAATCTGGAAACAAGGCCAGATGTTGTATGCGTACTCGGATGTGAATCCGCATTTTTCCTTGACCGTCTTCACGTCGGTGTACTTCCTTGCGCCGCTCTCTTCGTCGGTCGGAATGTCAAGCACTGCGATGGCTTTGAAAACGCCATTGATGTTGACCGCCTTTGCGGAGAGTGCGATTCCTACCTCTGGTATCTGCGACCAGCCCGGTGCGAGGAGGATTCCCGGTGTCACGCCGAGCTTCGGGTAAACCTGACGGATGACTTCCATTCCTGTTTCCTTCCCGGTGCTGACGTTGACCGCTCCGATGATGTCGCTCTTGGTGACTGCGGAAGGGTCGAGCTTGTTTCCTGAAATCGTGAGGGCTGTCGCTGCTTCGCCTGCGCCGCCTGCGATCAATGTGATCACAAGGTAGCCGTCATTGTCGAAGGTTGCCGTGTAGTCAGTTCCCTCGGTGAGTTCCTTGCCGGATGCCTTGACCGTGAGTCCTTTTCTAAGGATTCCAGTCTCTTCCACGGTTGCCTGCAAATCGGACACAGCCACCTCTGTTTCCGCCAGTGCGGTCTTGTGGGTGTTCGGGTCGAGGACGTTGATGTAAACGACCGGGCTTACCTGGTAGAGATTCGATGTTGCGCACATCGTCTGGCATAAGGTGTAATTGTTGAAGTCAGCAAGGTATCCGAGCGTTGCCATCGCCTCGGTTGCTGAATTGGCGAGGATTGGTACGTTTACCAACGAATCGGGATCATCCGCCATGTTGATGGGAGCCGTTCCGATTACCACCTGCAGTCCTGCACTGGTTTCCTGCGGAACGGTTACGGCTGTCGCCTCTTCGTAGATAAATACTCCATGTTTCTTTGCCATGATGATTTACCTCCTTGTGGTGTTATTTCTTGAGTTCCTGAGCCTTGATGAAGGCGTTGTAAATGTAGCCATTCTTTTCACGGAGCATTCTGTTGGCTTTCGGGTAGTCCGAAATCTGAATGAATAAATTCCTCAGTTCCGGGTTTTTTGCGATTGCCTCTTTTGCGCCATCGGGTATCTCCGTGTATACCCGGTTCTGGATGCCGATTCCGTGGACGGTGGGTCCGACGTATAAGAGCGGCTGCGGTGCAGGCTCTTCTTTGGTCTCGACTTCCTTTGTTTCCGCCGTGGTTTCCTCAGCTGTTACCGCCTCGGTCTCCGGCTTTGTTTCCTCTGTCGTTTTCTTAGACATAATCTGCCTCCTTTCTTCCAATCTTTGGAACGGAGAAAGTGATCGCCGCCGCTCCGAAAAAGAACGGGTATGTGTCGTCCTCTCCTACCGCCCATTGGATGTCTTGGTCTGCACGGTACTTCTTATCAAGCAGTGGGTCCCATGCGAATCTGTCCACCAGTCTCTGAATCATCACGAGAATGGTTTCGTGTCCGTTGCTGGTCGCCCGGTCGTGGATTCCGAAGACGATATCAGTTGCGACGTGCCAGCAGTCGTCATCGTCTCTGGTTCTTCCTGTGTCGAACCTCACGATGAAGTAAGGGAAGTATTGCGCCGGGTCATCTTCATCCGATTGCGTGATGGGGAGTCTGTGGGCGTATCCCTTAACGCCGACCACTTCCTTGCCGTCCGTGTCTGTTGTTTTGATGTCTTTCAGGATTTTCTCGACCTCTGCTATCAAGTCGTCCTGCAGGTTCTTGAATGTCATCTTCTTTGCACCCCTTTACATGATTTTGGCAATCTCAGCCATCATTTCCTCGTGGAGTCTTTTGCGGATCACGTCTTCCATGTCGCCCTGCCCTCCACGCTTGCCTTGGTAGATTTGCTCGACCATCTTCGGGACGGAGTTGCCGTATAAAACCCTCAAAGGGAAACGGCTTGACCCACGCCTCTGAGCCATAAGCCCTTCGGCTTTTCCGCCTGAAGGAATGAAAGCCGCACCGCCTGTTGCTGTGACCAGCCTCTTCAATCCCGACTTGGTGATGTCTGCCTTGCCTCCGGCTTTCGGCATGGAGGTCTTGAAGCTCTTCGTCAATGTCGGAGGCTTACCCTTTGCCTTGATGGTCGCATCGAGGTGTTCCGGGGTCGCCTTCTGAATCTTTCCGAGGTCTTGGTTGAATCGGGAGGTCTTGATGGTGTACCCCTGACTTCTGCCCTGCTTGATCATCCTCATCGCCACGGTTGCGGTTCGGTTGATGGCATTCCTTAAGTGCCGGGGTGCTTTCTCCATGTCTTTCAGTTTATTCAAAACCTTTTTCAGGTCTTGCTGGTCTACTTCGACTTCTATCATGCTCTGTTCGCCTCTATCGTGATGGAGTAGATTCCGTATTCGTCCACCGCATCTGCTACCCGGTAGGTTCTGCCATCCAGTGTGAGAATGCTGCCCTGTTTGGGCATTGCTCCGAAGTCATCCGCAGCGACATAAATCAATTTCTGGTTGACGTAGATGCCGTCTGCGTTCTGGTTCATCCTCTTTTCACGCTCGATCTGTTCGTTCGTGTCAATCTGGACTGGCATTTCCTTGCCGTTCACGTTGTGGGTGTCCGAGAATTCCTCCAAGTTTAAAAATGTACGGTGTGTGTCTTCTGCGACTATCTCTTTGAAGGATTTCATGATTTCTTCCCCTTTGATGGTCTCTTTCTCTCCGGGGTGTCCGGCGCTTGCCCGACTAATGCGTTCGGGTCTCCGTCCGAGCTTTTCCCAGAAATTCCGGGCTTTGCCGTAGCGAGTTTCGCCTTGGGTGCTTTCGCCTCGGTCTGCGCCTCGTCATCATTCCAGACCGCACTTCCGCACTCGATCCACGCTGCGACCGTTGCCTCGTTGTCAGCTGGCAGGGTGTCGCCTGCCTCGTACTGGTGTGAACGGTACAAGACAGGTCGAATCGCCATCAGTCGTGTCATGCGTTAATCTTGACGAGGACTACCGCATCATCTGAAGCCGCCGCCTGCGCTGCGAATCCAGCCGGGGTGTTGCTGCCAGCGGTCGTGGTGATGTTGCCGCTTGCGTCATCCCAGTAAACCTCCGCCCCTGCGGTGATTTCCTCTGACGCTTTGGGTAATTCAAAGACCCCGGTCACGTGGAGGGACCCTTTTTCGCCTGCAGGAATGTCGCCGCCGATCACGCCGATGCGTGAACCGTAGACGACGATTGTGTTGGCTTCAATCTTCTTGTTCGTATCGTTGGCATAATCGAGGGCTTCGCCTCTCTGCCAGAAAGCTGCTTTAGCCATGGTCTATTTCCTCCTCTCTTCCTACTGCTTCTTTCCTGTGTTCTTTACGATTCCACGGAAGTCACGGACGGTGATTCCCCAGTCGAGGAAGATGTCCCATGTGAATCCGAGGACTCCCGGCGTCTCCATTCTGCGGACGGTCGGTGTTTCCTGTCCGTTCAGGTAGTCTACCTGGATGCCCCTTGCGCTGCTTTCGTCAGCAAGCATGAACCACGGGCATGCGTCCTTGCCTGCCAGTGCGTTGAGGACAGGAGACTGCACGATCTGGAGTGGGTAGTTGTAAAGCGGATTGATGTCGTTGTTGTTGCTTCCAGTTACCTGTGCGCTGTGGAAAATCACGGCGAGGTCGAATTCGTAACCCACAGGCACCACGATTGTCTTCGGGGTCATGTAGATTGCGTCTCCGAACTGGTCTTTCTGCTGCTGCATGAGCAGGATCATTTCCTGAATGGTAGCCTGGGTCGGCTTATCCGCTGTCGCTGCGATGTTGTTGTGGTCTGCGTGGAAGAGTGACTTTCCATCAAAAATCGTAGCGTTGTCGAACAAAATCTTATAAACCTGCTTGTCGATGGTCTTCTTTGCGGCTGTCGCATAAAGCCCCGGTACCTTGGTGATGAATCCGATGTCATCATTCACGAAAGCCTGACGGCTCATGGAGAACTGCTTGCCGTAGGTCTTCAGCTTACGCTGAGGCAGGAGTTCGGTCTGCGGCATGTCGGGCTTGATCTCTCCGTTCTCAGGAACTTCGAGGAAATCGCCCACGCCACCGATGACGTACTCATGGTCTGCGGTCTCTTTGAAATCCGGGAGCGTTCCCTTGGTTGTGATTGCCTGGAATGTCGTAGGAACTTTGTTGTAAAGCTCCACGATGCTCTTACGGATCGTGCTGTCCATGATTGCCGGGAAGGATGCGGACGGATTGTAATACTGGCGCATCAGCTCGGTATAAATCTCATCGCTGCTCTTTCTGGTGTAGTTGGCGGTGTTCACGCCGTCACGGCTGAGGCACTCGATTGCGAGGTTTCTCAGGCTGATTGCCCTGAAATCATTCGCTCCGTCTGCAGGTGTGGAAACGCCCACGCCGGAACGCATCAGGAGTCCGTCAGTTACCGCTCTGCGGAACTTGTCGCCCTCATCTACGACTCCGACCACGCCGCTCCTGATCGGTGCGCCGCCTTTTCTGAAGTTCTCGATGATGGCAGCTCTTACCTCTTCCTCGGTGTTGCCGTTGTTGATGTAATTTGTGGAATCCACGCCAAGGTCACGGCACATCTCTTCGATGTTGCGCACTCTCTGACGCTCTTCCTGGATGGCTCTCTGACGAGCCTGGGCGAGAGCCTTTTTGCCCTCATCGTCCCCTTCGCCGTCGCCGTCTCCATCGCCGTCTCCTTCGCCATCGCCGTCATCCTCGGTTGCACGTGACTGATTAGCGTGGCCAGTTGAGCCAGCTGCCAGTGCCGCCGCATTCATGGCGTCAATGGAACGCTGCAGATTCTCGAACTCTCTCTGTTCGTCCTCTGTCATTGCCCGGTGCTGGTTTCTCGCAAGTGCGAGAAGTTCCTGCTGACGGGCGAGCATCTGTTCTCTACTCATTGCTTTTTCCTCCTTGATTGATGTAGTTGGTGATGTTTTTGTTGTATTGAAGCTGCTTTTCAAGCGTCCGGGTCATGGCTATGTCTGCGCTGCCCTCTGCGGAGCGTCCTACGCCCACGCTTGGGTCTGCCGGAACGGATACGATGCTGATCTCGTAGGGTGCCCACTTCCTTGCGATGCTGCATGGTCCCGTGTATTTGCCATCCGCCGATTGCTTGTTCGGCATTACTTCCTCCCATGAATCCACGAGGTATCCTACCGATACCCCCTTGAGCGTTCCGCTCTGAACCTTTGCAAAAATCTTTTCAGAGTCTTCGTCTGAATCAAAGGTTACCTCTGCCTCTCCACGACCGTTCTCTATCCATGCCCTCTCGATCTTTCCGATGACGGCATCCCGGTTGTGGTTGTAAAGCAGGACTCCTATCTCATTGAGCCGGGTCAAATCCACGGCTCCGTCTGAGTGGTCTAATATTTCGGGTCCGAACCATCTTTCGTATGGTTCTTCGCTGGAGAAGGAAAGCCTGAAGGTTCTATCCTTGTTTTCCACCGCCCGAATTTGGCAGTTTAGAACTTCCCTTGTCGCTTTGCTCTTCTCCATCGTCTTCGGGCTTTTCGCCTCCATTGTCCTCTGGAGATTCGCCGCCCTCTTCCTCTGTGAGTGTTGGCTCATCCTCTTCATCCTCCTTTTCTGATTCTTCCTGCAGCTTGTTGTCAAACATGACGCTGTTGAAGTCTCCGAGTCCCTTTTCCTTTGCGTACTCCGAAACCTCGACGATGTCATCTATCTGGGTGCGCCAGTCTGCGCCGTTCTCTGCACAAATCTGTTTGTAGGTCTTGACCCCTGAGTTCATCGCCGTCTTCATCGCCCCGGATTCCTTCTGTGGGTCTATCCACTTCTTTGGTGGTTGAATCCATTCGTGGGCGAGGTAGTCGTCCTTTTTCTCCCAGAAGTCTTTGATTGATACCGCCCCTGCGAGGACTGCGGAAATGACGAAGGTCTCATAAATCTCATCAAGGATTGAGATGATCATTTCCTTTTCTTCCTGGAATGTCATTTCATCCTCGATTGCTCCCTGCCTTGCCGATGCGTAGTTGGTCTCGCTCATGTCACGGCTGGTTGCCTCGTAGGAGAGACCCTGCCCTGCACCGACGAGCCTTTGCTGCAGTTTCACAAAGCTGGTAGCATCTGCGGACTGCCCTGTCGGGTTGACCACTTCCACGTCGTCCCCAGCATTGAGTTCCTTGATCATTCCGGGTGTCAGCGTCTTTCCGTCGTAGGAGAATCGGTCGCCGCCTCCGGCAGTCCCGGCTCTTCCTATCCCTGAAACAGGGAGCTGCTTCTTGATGAATACCGAGAGGCAGGCTTCTATCCTCTGTTTCACACTGACCGCTGTGATGAATTCGTTCACGTCCCTGATTCTTGTGACCGTCTGGGACATGTCGCTCATCTCCCGAATCTGCGAGGGTCTCTTCTTTGTGTAGTAAAAAATCACATCGTCCGCCTTGACGTAGACCGGGTCGGCGATGGAGTAGCCGTCGATGCTGTATTGCCTGATCCAGTATCCTACCGGGCGGTTGTATTCGTTGTACTCGATTCCGCCGACGATGCGGTGCTTCGGGTTCTTTGCCATGACCTGCATTTCGTCCAGTTCGTCCACCTCGATCATCTGAAGGGAGAACGGCAGGATGCCGTCGCTGGTGTACCGCTTCACGAATAAAACGCCGCCGTCCACCTTTTTCCTGATGACCGCCATGCGGAGCATCTGGTTTAAGCTCTGCGACCCGGTCACGTCGCAGTTCCTTGCCTTGCACCATTTCTTCCAGAGCTTCTCCAGCTCTTTGTTGGTTTCCGCTTTCGGGGTCTTGACCTGAATCTGAAAGCCGGAGCCGATGACGTTCCTCTTATACGCTCCGAGGACGGAGTTCATCACGTCTGAGTTGCGTTCGAGGTCTCTCGCTCTTGCCCTTACCCATTCACGGCTGGTGCGGTCGGTAACCTCTGCGGACTGGTTCGTCACTCTCCATCCTGAATTGAGACGACCGTAGTCCCCGGCGTCGTAGTTTCTTAGTTCGTCGTAGGCGTTTCGCCACGCCGCTCTCTTTGCCCCTGCCTCCGGGCTTATGAATGCTATCAAATTGTCGAGCCATGCCATCTGTCCTACCTCCCTTCAAAAAACGCCACGTAGGTGTCGTCTATGAGTGAGGTGTTGCTTTCGGCTGCTATCTCTGCCTGCAGTTCCTTTTGCCTTGCGAGGAGCTGCGAGTATTCCGCCCTGGTCAGTTTCCTGGAGCCTATCTGGTAGCTCTGACCGCCGAGGGCGACGTTGGAGAGTGCCTGTTGCACCTCTTCCAGTTCCTGTCTGGCTGTCTTAATATCTGCCATGCCATCATCCTCCTATATCCAGTGTTCATTCGTCTGTATCCATGATTCCTCTGGGGTTTCCGTCTTTTCGGGTCGCTGGGCTTTTTCCTCGACCTTTGCCTCTTCCGCCAGGTGCATGGAGCGGACTCCTAAAATGTCAGCCGCCGCCAATGCGTAGACCTCGCAGTCGAGGTAGTGGTTGTCGGTGTGGGAGGCTTTCAGCTCCCAGGTTGTTACCAGCTGCGTTCCCTTCTTGATCTGCACCTTGTGTTCGGCTGTGACCTGTTTGGCGTATTCCATGTCGCAGCCCTGGTAAACCATCCACGCCCCTCTGCCATTTTCCTTTTGCATTCGGGCGGCTATCATGTCCTTGTATTTTCCGCCGTCTACCACGGCGAGGTTCATTCCGTATGCCTTGCTGTCGGTCTTGTTAATCTTCGAGAGGTGGAAGTGTTCGGTCATGACCCTTGATGAACCTTTGACCGGGAGTGCCCAGTCTGAATTGTTCGCACAAAAGTCGTAGACTGCGTCTGCGTCGAATCCTGAATCGATCAGGCAGAGGGAGACGACCAGCTGCGTTCCGTCTTCCTTCTGGTATCCGTAATTCATGACCCTCTCGATGTCCGTCCAGCTCATCGCCTGTCCGTGGGCTATGTTCTGGCTGGTGATGAAGTTACCCCACGCCCGGATTGTCCAGTAGAGGCAGGTTTCCTGAACGTCGACGCCGCCTGTGATGAATTTCGCCCAGGTCGGTACCGTGAATTCCTCGAATTCCGTTTGACGCTCCAGCACCACGTCGGCTGAGGTGGTGAGCCTCGTGTCTTCCCACGGCTCTGCCAGCCACGAGTTGATGAAGTTCTGCATCCTCTCGTTGTCGCCCTGCGAATTGATCCATTCGAGGGCGATTTCTGAAAAGCGGACGAACGGGGAATAAAGGACTGAAATCCAGTAGCCTATCTTTCGCCTTGCAGAGTTGTTCTCTTTCACGATCCGCCACTCTCCGTAGCGGAGCATCTTCCCCTTGTGCTGGTCGTTGATGATGCAGCCACATTCCTGGCAAACGTAGACCGCCTGGTCTGCCCTGTCGGATGCCGTCTGCCCCTCTTCCTTTTGTGGGAATTTCAAGTTTGCAAATTTCAGCTCTATCATTTCGCCGCAATGAGGACACGGCACGAAGTAGTGTTTCTCCACGTCGCAGTCCAGCAAGTTCTTCCAAATGTGACCGCTCTTTATCGTTGGCGTGGAGGTCATGTAAATCTTGCGGTTTGCGAAGGTCTTCGTTCTCTCCCTTGCCAGCGATATCGGGTCCGCCTCTTTTTTGCTTGCTCCGGGGTACTTGTCTACCTCATCGAGAAAAAGGTACTTGATTGCCCTCGATGCCAAGCTGGAGGGGCTGTTCGCACCTGAAATCGTGAGGTACATTCCCTCGAATTGCAGTTCCATTTTCTGGCTGCGCAGTTCGAGGTATCTTTCCCGGAGCGTCGGGCTTGCCGTCATCATCGGCTTGATTCTGTTTTCGCTGATGGACTCTCCGAGCTTGTCTGAAGGGTAGACCACCATGCTGGGTGCTGGGTCCTGCCCCACGATGTAGCCGAGCATGTTCAGTTCTGCCTCTGTGCCTCCTACCTGGGTGCATTTGCAGAAGACGATTTCCTCGGTCTCGTAGTTGTTCAGTTCGTCCATGATCTCTGTGAGGTACGGGGTCTTGTCGTTCCTCCACGGTCCCGGCATCGCCGCCGTCTTAGCGTCGAGCATTCGGTATTTCTGCGCCCACTCGGACACGGTGATGTCTTCGGGTGGGTTCAGTTGCCGGAGGGCTTCGTGGATGTAGCTTGCTACCTCGAACTTTTTACGCCACTTACGGCTTCTCGCCACTGAGAATCTCCTTCACGTCTTTTGGTTTTGCGATGCCTGCCACAACGAAGGAGTTCAGGAGTTCGGCGATTTCGTCTGAAATCTCTTTCTCCACCCTCCTTTGCTCCAGCGGTTCTAATGACCCCGAAAGCATACCGCCGATTCTGTTGGGGAGGCTCATTGCAAATTTTTTGAAAACCACGAAGAACTTAGCGTAGTCGAGTTTCACTTCCTCGATGCTGATGTAGTCCCCTGCGGCTATCGCCGTTTTCAGTCGGTGCAGCTCTCCCTGGCTTTCTCTCAGGGCGATGTCTGCCTCCATCTTTTGTTCTCGCAGTTCTATCTCTTTATCCGTTCGGTGCGCTTTGCCGTATGCCTTGTCTGAAAGGTATTTGATGTATTTCTGCGCCGTCGGGATCAAGTCGTACTTCCTGACCTGCCTGCCATTCTCCACCACTATGGTGTGTTCGATGATTTTCTCTTCGTCCAGCTGCTGGATGCGCCGGACGGAAAGTCCGAAGAGTTGACCGATGGTCTCGGAGCGGACGAGGTTCTTTGCTGTGCTTTCTTCACTCATCGCCGTACCCCCCCGAATCAATTC